TGCGCGATGAGGCCATAGCTAGACAGGCTGCGTTTGACGCACAACAGCGCTTCCAACAACAGGAAGCACAGCGTTTGCAGCATGAACAGCTGATGAAAGAGCAGGAGGCTTTGAACGAGAAGGTATCTACCTACTCGCAGCGAGCTGTCCAGCTTGGCATTTCTAACGAGGAGTTACAGGCAGCAGGTAATGCTGTCGCATCGTTCGGAATCGCAGATGATGTAGTCAACTATATTTTAGAAGACGATCTGGGACCGGCGATAACGAAGTATCTCAGTCAGAACGTGACCGAGCTAGACACGATTCGGAGTATGACTCCGGCGCAAGCTGCTGTACGGATAGCTACTCATGTACGCGATAAGGCTGCTGCATTGAAACCTAAAGTAAATGCCGCTCCTGATCCGGTTGAGCAGCCAGCAAAAGCTGGTGTAGCGCCTAAAGCGCGAGGACCGAGGGGGGCGATTTTCGAATGAATGAGGTGATCCGAAAATGGCTAATAATCTTAACAGCAACGTCACCCGGAAGGTGGCTCGTGTCTTTTTAGAGGCATTCGAGTCCAGCCGGGTTGTAACAAAGACCGTTGACACTCAACTCCTGAGTGGCAAATTCAACCCATCAAGTGGTAGCACTGTAGACTTCAAGCGTCCGCACGACTACAACTCCATCCGTACTTCTGGCGGTGACATTTCATCGTCCACTAAGTCAGACATCATTGCTGGTAAGGCAACTGGTACTGTTCAGAACTACTTCACCGTAGCTACCGAGTGGGGCAACGTGGAAGAGGCTCTTGAGCTTGATCAGTTGGAGCAGATTCTTGCTCCTATGGCGCGCCGCATCGTGACTGACCTTGAGATTGATCTTGCTAGCTATATGCTCAAGAACTCTTCTCTGAAGTATGGTTCTCACGGTACTGCCGTTGATGCTTGGGGTGATGTCGCAGGCGCTGGCGCACTGATGGATTCCATCGGCGTACCTGCAGCTGCAGAGCGTTACTACCTGATGAACCCTTTCACCACTAGCGCACTTGCTAACGTACAGAATGGCCTGAATGCGTCTGATCAGCTAGTCCGCACCGCTTGGGAGAATGCACAAATCTCTCAGAACTTCGGCGGTATGCGAGCTCTGACTTCTAACGCTCTGGCTAGCTTTACTTCTGGCACTGGCGCTGACCGTGCAGGTACTTTGTCTGCCGCTCCTGATGCGACTTACGTCACAGCGAAAGACACTATGACTCAGACTCTGGCTGTTACTGGATTTACTTCTGGTATGGTTGTGAAGGCTGGCGATATGGTTACCATCGCTAATGTAAACCGTCTGAACCTAGACACTCGCACTGCGATGATTGACGCATCTGGCGCTAACGTGGCTTGGACAGGTGTTGTGACTGCTGATGTAACTCTTACTGGTGGCGCAGGCAATATCGTTGTTGCCGGTCCTGCTATCTACGAGGCTAATGGTCAGTACAACACTGTAGACGCTGCACCAGTTAGCGGTGCTGCGGTTACTATCCTGAGTGCTTCAGCTACTCTGTACCAGCCAAACCTGTTCTTCACTAAGCAGGCATTCGGTATGGGTACTGTGAAGCTGCCTAAGCTGTACTCAACTGACACTATTGCGACTACCGAAGACGGTATGAGCATCCGTGTAAGTAAGTACGCAGATGGTGACGCCAACACCCAGAAGATTCGTTTTGACTTGTTGCCTGCATACGCAACATTCAATCCGTTTATGGCTGGACAAGGCTTCGGCGTATAACTCCTGAGGTTTTTGAGGGAGCTTCGGCTCCCTACTTTTTTTTATGGCTAAACCTAGAAAAGGCAAAGCTAAAGTAAAGGTCACCGCCAGCGGCAAGAAGGTCTCCTACGGGCAGGCCGGGAAAGCTAAAGGCGGTGGTCCGCGTGTTAGGCCGGGTACAGCTAAGGGTGACTCTTACTGTGCTCGGTCTCTTGGTATCAAGAAGCGGCTCCCGAAGGAGAAGCAAAACGATCCGAATACTCCTAACAATCTGAGTCGCAAGCGATGGAAGTGTAAGGGCGCTAAGTCGATGAAAGGCAGAGCCGCAAAAGGTGCGAAATATGAGTAGGCAAAAAGGAC